CAATTAAAGCCATTACGGTTCATTACGCCCCACCAACCCATCTTGCCGCCAAGGTCTTCGGCTCGGTAGGGTGGGAATGCAAAGTATTTAGCGGGTACTGCGTTCATCATTCTTCTCCATTTTCAAAAAATCCATTAAGTGCCCGTTCCACATTTTTTTTTCAACGGGTACGTCATGCGGCGTGGTAAAAATCTTGTCTTTGTAGCGCCACGTTCGTTTTACTGTTGAAATGTCGTACTGAGGTATGGCATACCCTTCGTCATACATTTTTTGTGAAGATTTCACGGTCTTTTCCCAATCTTTAAAAGTTCTACACGTTCACGGGCAACGCGCAAAGTGTTGTAACGCTGGTGCAAACGCTCCAGCACAGTGACGCGCCTACCCGTAGCGCGTTCTTCGTTCAACAATGACAAGACTTGTTCTTCAGTCTTTAAACTCAAGTCACTGTTTAGTTTTCGCCATGAAATCATTAATCTGCCCCTCTAATTTTTGTACTTCAGCGTCCGTCCGCATGTAACTGCGTACCGCCGCGTTCATCTGCCGTTCCTTGTGCTTGGCTTCCGATCTTGCGGCCTTCAGTTTGGCTTTCCATTGATCTATACGTTTCATTTAAGTGCCTCCAGTGCAATTTCCGACACGGCCTGCTTGGTGTGCAGCGCCGCCCAAATTTTTTCATCTACAGTTTTTTCAGTCATCAGGACATAGACCCACACGTCATGGCGTTGGCCGCTTCTGTGGATTCGCCCAACTGTCTGCTCGAACAACTCAAGACTCCACGGCAAGGACAGAAAAACCATGTGCTGTCCTCCGTGTTGTAAGTTAAGGCCGTGACCTGCGGATTTTGGATGCACGGCAAGGATTCGTACTTCACCCCGATTCCATCGAGCGATTGCATCATCGTCGTCAAGCGTTGTAATTCTGAATCGCCGTTTAAGTTCGGCAAGTTCTTCTTTGTAGGTGTAAGCAATGATGGTGTTTGCATGTTGGTTTTCCTCTAAAAGTTCTTCTAACCGATCAAATTTGTGGGGGCTGTACCACACTGGCGTTTGTGTTATCGTAAATTTACCAGGCACATCGGAGGCTTCATTGTTGGTGTCGTAGACGAATCCCGACGCCAACTGCTGCAACTTGCCGGTGACCACGCCAGCGTTGACCGCCGTGATCGTGTCTAGCACAAACTCTTTCTTCAGTTTGTTGTACGGCGTCAAGTCCATCTTGCACATCACCTCAACGTGATGGCAGGGCGGCAGTTTGTCCTTGTATTCGCCAGGCTCTAGCACATACGTTGCCGGTTTGATTTTCTGCATGACCTTATCAAGCGCGCCGACACGCGGTGCCCACTCGCCAAACTCGGGGTTGAGTAACACAAAATACTGTTGCATGAACGCACCCTTGGACCGGCCCAACAGGTCTTGGTTGACGATCTTACATTGGCCAAACACATCTTCCAATCCGTTGCTGGTAAACGATCCGGTCAAGCCCCAGCGCACACGCATAGGCTCCATGACCTTCAGCAGCGCTTTAAAACGTGTGCCTGACGGGTTTTTCAGGCGCGTCAGTTCGTCAAACACAATGCCGTCAAAGTTTAGCTTCTGCAAGGCCAGCCATTGAATGTTGTCGTAATTCGTCACTACCACCTGCGCGTTGGAGCGAAGCCCCGCCAGCCGCTGTTTAGGTGTGCCCACGGCCACGGCCAGCGACAGGAACGGTGCCCACTTGGGCTGCTCAATTGGCCACACGTCGGTGCAGACCCGCTTTGGCGCAAGCACAAGGAAGCGCTTGACGTGCTGATCGCGCAACATCTCCCACATACCGGTCAGTGTGATGGCGGTCTTGCCTGCACCCACTGGCGCAAGCACCATCGCACGGTCATGCTCGTAAATAAAGTCAGCCGCCAACTCCTGATACGGTCGCAACGAAACCATCTATTTGTTCCTTAGTCCATAAACATGCGTAGTTTTGACGCAACACTGCCATATCACTGGCAAACATTTTCTGCAACGGCGACAGCCTCCCGCCCTTGGTCTTGAGTTCCACAAACCACGTCTGTCCATCGGGCAGGCAAGCGATCCGGTCGGCCACGCCTTTGCGCCCTGGCGACGTGAACTTCCACGTCTTACCACCCGCACGCTCGACAGCCCAGACAAAGTGCCGTTCAACTTCTGATTCTTTCATGTTCGAATAATACATGAAAAAAAGTTTTGTACAACAATTATTTTATGTGCTAAGATTGCATCACCCACTTTTGGGTAGCAACTAAAGGAAAGTAAAATGGACACCAGAATTGAAACAGACGGCGCAAGCGTCACCGTTAGCGAATACGATGACGGCGTATGGATTAGCGTCAATCGCCATTGCGCGTACACCAGCGCAGGTCTCACCCGAGCGCAAGCAATCAAACTGCGTGACGGCATCAACACTCTTTTGGAGACAGCAGATGCAACACAGTAACATCGTTGGCGGCTCGACCGCCAAGCGCGTCATCAACTGCCCTGGCTCTGTTGTGCTTGTGCAGAAGATGCCCCCAAAGCCCTCCAGTGAACACGCAGACCGTGGCACGTTGCTACACAACGCCATCAGCGCCATTCTTGAAGACATGAACGTTGACGTGATTGGCACTACTTACGAAGGCCAAGTGTTGACGCAAGACTTGTACGACGAAAAAATCACCGTGGCGCTGGCGCTGCTTGATGAAGTAGACCCTACAAAGGAGATGATGTATGAAGTGGAAACTCGCGTTGGCTTTGGCGATCTTTTACCAAACGTATTCGGTAGCACTGATCTGGTCGGGCGTATTGGCAATCGTGCTATTGTTTTGGATTGGAAGTTTGGTGATGGTGTTGTGGTGGATGCGGTAGAGAACGAACAACTGATGTTCTATGCAGCAGCCGCTATGCGTACTGATGCTGCCAAATGGGCGTTTGAGGGCGCGACTGAGATCGAGTGCATCATCATTCAGCCGCCCATGATCAAGCGTTGGGTGACCACCAAGGAACGCATCGCGCAGTTTGAACGTGATTTGATCAATGCCGTCAAAGCCGCCCAATTGCCTGACGCTAAACTGTCTATTGGCGACCACTGCCGCTGGTGTGCGGCCAAGCCGATCTGCCCACAGATGACTGGCCAAGTCGACCGCGCAATGCAAACGCAGTTGAAAGAGATTGACATTACAATGCTCAGTCAGTATCTCAAAAATGCTGAAGTGATTGAAGACTGGATCAAAGACCTGCGTGAGTTAGCGGTTCAGTTGCTTGAAAAGTCACTGCCCGTGCCTGGCTACAAACTTGTGGCCAAACGCGGCACACGCCAATGGGTCAGCGATGATGAAGCCGCCGTGGTCTTGGGCGTCGCAGGCATCGACCCGTACAAAGAACGTGAAGTGATTTCACCAGCAGCCGCTGAGAAATTACTTAAAAAGAGCAAGATGACATTGCCACCCGAACTTGTGGTGTCGGTGTCTTCAGGCACAACATTGGCAAGCGAGGATGATCCCCGCCCAGCAGTGTTGCAGTTGAGTGGCCTGACGGCTGCTCTTTCTAAAATCCAATGAAAGTTAAAAATGCAATTGACTACTTTTTCTTCGGCAAATCTGCCAGCAGTTTCTTCTTTGTCTACATCGCTTCGCGCTCTTGAAAAAGACGTAGGCCCAACTGGTAATGTCATTCTGAAAATGGACAAGACAGGCCATTGGGTCTTTGGTGCGGATCAGACCGAAGTTGAGGCCGAGTCCCTCTGGGCGATCAATCCTTTCTCTTTTATCCACGGCTTTATCGCTTGGGGTGACGGCGAAGTGTTGGGCGAAAAGATGGTGGGCGTTGCTGAACCGTTGCCTGAACTTGAGGCCGCGCACAAGGACGCCAAGCGCGGTTGGGAAACGCAGATCGGCATGTCTTTGAAATGCACTACAGGTGAAGACAAGGACATGGAAGCGCGCTTTACAACCACTTCGGTGGGCGGTAAAAAAGCGGTTCAGGCGTTGGGTGTGGCCATTGCTACGCAAGTAGATAAAGACCAAACTAAGCCTGTTGCTATTGTGAAACTCAAAAAGGATCACTATCAGCACAAGTCCTACGGCAAAATCTACACGCCAGTGTTTGAGGTTGTCGAGTGGGTTGGTCTTGATGGCGCGGCTACTGTCGAGCCAGAACCAGAAGCACCAGCACCAGCCGGTCGTCGTCGTCGTCGGTCTGCTTGATGACTCTCTGGGTTGACTTTGAAACCCGTAGCGCCTGCGACCTAAAAACCGCAGGCGTTTACAACTACGCGCAACACGCCAGCACCGAGGTGCTGTGTATGTCTTACGCCTTTGACGATGAAGAAGTGCAGACTTGGGTAAGTGGCCCACTACCTGACTTCACAGGCCACATGATCTACGCCCACAACGCGGCGTTTGAGCGTTTGATGTTTTGGTACGTTCTTCAGCAGAACTACCCGCTTGAATCCTTTTACTGCACGGCGACCCAAGCCCGTGCTAACTGCGCGCCTGGCGGCCTAGAAGACGTGGGGCGCTTTGCAGGTGCTGCCATGAAGAAAGACCACCGTGGTGCTCAACTGATCCGGTTGCTGTCCATTCCTAAATCCGATGGCACGTTCAACAACGACCCGACCCTGATGGCCGAGATGGTCGCCTACTGCGAACAAGATGTGCGCGCCATGCGTGCCGTCAGCAAAGCCATGCGGCCTTTAAGTGCTGACGAGTTGGCCGACTACCACGTCAACGAGCGCATCAACGACCGTGGCCTGATGGTGGACGTGCCTCTGTGCCGAGCCGCCGTCAAGTACGCTGGCGCTGAGATGGACGAAATCCAGAAGATCGTGGCCGAAGTGACCGAAGGCCAGATTACTTCAGTCAGAAGTCCCAAGATGCGCGAGTGGGTGCTGGAGCGCGTCGGCCCTGAAGCCAAGAAGTTGATGTGGACGGGCGAGAAGTATTCCATAGACAAAAACGTGCGAGCGAATCTGCTTGCGATGGAGAACCATGATGAAGTCCCGCCGGATGTTGCCGAAGTTATACAGTGCGCCGATGACCTCTGGGCGTCGAGTGTTGCGAAGTTCAGCCGCCTTGCAAGTTTGGCAGACGAGGAAGATGCCCGAGTTAGAGGTGCCTTTGTTTTTGCTGGAGGCAGTGCAACAGGGCGCGCTTCGTCCTATGGCGCTCAAGTCCATAATCTCCCGCGTAAAAGCGCTAAAGACCCCGAATCCGTCCGCACAGCAATGGTTCGAGGCCATGAGATCGTGCCACGATTCGAACAACGCATTACAGACGTTCTGAAGAAGATGCTTCGCCCTGCCATCGTGGCAGCGCCTGGCAACGTCCTGATCGCCTACGACTGGTCGGCCATCGAAGGCCGCGTGCATCCGTGGCTGTCCAACTGCCCAGCGGGTGAGATCAAACTCGACGTGTTCCGGTCGGGTCTTGACCCGTACAAGGTCAACGCCACGGCGACGTTCCGTGTGGCCTATGACGACGTGACGGGCGACCAGCGCCAAGTGGGTAAGGTGCAAGAATTAGCGCTGGGCTTTCTGGGAGGGGCTGGCGCGTTTGAAGTGTTCGGGCGCGTCTACGGTATCCACCTGTCTATGGGCGAGGTTGCACGGGCTGTGGAGGGCTGGCGTAGGGCAAACCCTTGGGCTATGCACCACGGCACGCAACTGGAGGGTGCGTACCTGCGCGCTATGAGAAACAAAGGGCATGAATTTGCTGCGGGAAGAATTGTGTACTTGTTTGATGGCCAGACTCTTTGGTACAGTCTTCCTTCTGGTCGGGTATTGTGCTACCCCAACGCCAAATTCGACGAAGAAGGCAACGTGACATATACCAAAGCAGCTTGGAAGCCTGCCGCCGACGCGACAGAGTGGCCTCGCGCCCGTCTGTGGCGTGGGCTGGCTTGTGAAAATGTCGTGCAAGCAACCGCCAATGACATCCTACGCTACGCCCTGCGACAACTGGACGGTGTGATCGCACACGTCCATGATGAAATCGTCGTCGAGTGCCCAGAATCCCAAGCCGAACAAATAAGCGCACATATCCATAAGATCATGTGTACGCCGCCTGCATGGGCGAGTGGCCTGCCGTTGGCTGCTGAAGGTGTGACGACAAAGCGATACTCGTAAAAAGAAAGCCCCCGTGGGTAAGACGGGGGCTAAACACTCAACTAGGAGAACGAACCGTGTTAGATTTTCTCACAAAATTAGCGCCAGAGGGCGAAACATTTTTAATTGTGCGTCAAAAACCACAACTTAAAGAGGGCGAGTACCAGTACCACGCCGACGGTGCGATCAAGTGTACGTGGCCTGCCATGCTACCCGACGCCAAAATCAAGCCCGACTGGGCGATCTATGGCAACACCGCGTCATTCATCATTGACCGTTTCAGAGACGGCCACGTCAGCGCCAGCGCCGCCAACTGCGAATACGTCCTTGTGATGGTCTTGGACGACGTGGGCACCAAGGCCACCGTGCCGCCCTTAGAACCCACTTGGAAGATGGAAACGTCCGAAGGTTCGTTCCAGTGGGGTTACGTCTTCAATGAGCAGCCGACCAAGGCCGACTTCAGCGCCGCCATCATCGCCATCGCCGAAGCAGGTTACACCGACAAAGGCGCGATCAACGCGGTACGCAATTTCCGTCTACCTGGCAGCGTCAACATCAAGCCCGACCGCAACGCTTTCAAATCTGTTTTGCGTGAGTTTCACCCAGAGCGTGACTTTTCATTAGAGCAAATCTGCACCGCCCTGAACGTAACGCCTGCCGCGTCGGTGGAGGCCTACAAGCCGATCCGCATTAGCGACGACGGCACCGATGACGTGATGATCTGGTTGTCAGAGCAGGGTTTACTCTTATCCCGCCCAAATCAAGAAGGTTGGGCTGGCGTGATTTGCCCCAACAGCGCATCACACACCGACGGTAACCCCGAAGGCCGGTATATGCCTGCGAACCGTGCGTATACCTGTTTGCACTCGCATTGCATTGACTTTGGCAGCCGCGCTTATCTGGATTGGGTCGCTGACAACGGTGGGCCAAAACACACACCTGGCCTGCGTGAGGAACTGCTTGCGGCTGTGATGGGCGCGGCGGTCAATAAAATCCAACCCACCGAAGCGTTCCCCGACGCGGCAGCGGCTGTGATCGCAGAGGTCGAGCGCAAAGAATTGCAACGAGTCGAGAAAGAAGGCTGGTACGAACGCTTTGCTTACTTGCAAGACGACGACGCCTTCTTTGACCTGATCGAGCGTCACGAAGTGTCCCGCGCATCGTTCAATGCCATCTTTCGCCATATCGCCTGCAATAGTCTGCATGGCAGACGCCCCAAGATCGAGGCAGGCACCTGCTTTGATGAGAACCGCCAGAAGAAGGGCGCGCGTATTCTGAAGGGCGTCACCTACGCCGCCGGCGAATCAATCCTCTGCTCGCGCGATGGCATCGTCTACGGTAACCGCTGGCGCGATGCGCGCCCGGTGGCCACGCTTGGCAATATCAAGCCTTGGCTCGATCACGTCGAGCGCATGGTGCCGGACGAAAAAGAGCGCGCACACGTCCTTGACGTGATGGCCTTTAAGTTACAGAAACCCCACATCAAGATCAACCACGCCGTCTTACATGGGGGCAACCCTGGGTCGGGCAAAGACACCATGTGGGCACCGTTTTTCTGGTCAATCGGTGGCAAAGCCTTACGGAACGTCTCCCTTGTACGTAACGAGGAGGTGACGTCACAATGGGGTTACGCTTTAGAAACTGAGGTTTTGGTCATTAATGAACTGCGCCAGAGCGAAGCAAAAGACCGGCGCGCTTTAGAAAATACGCTTAAGCCTTTAATTGCCGCGCCGCCTGAATTTCTGATGGTGCAGCGTAAAGGTCTAGCGCCTTACGATCTTGTCAACCGTCTGCAAATCATCGCGTTCTCAAACGAGCGTGTGGCCATCAACCTTCCGTCCGATGATCGCCGATGGTTTGTAATCTGGTCCGACGCCCCCCGCATGACCGACGCCGATGGCGCGAAAATATGGGCTTGGCTCGAGTCGAGCGGTAAGAGCGCCGTCGCCGCCTGGCTGCACGCGCGCGACGTCTCAGCGTTTGCGCCTGGTGCCACGCCTATGCTCACCGAAGCGAAGGCCATTATGGTTGAAGCCGGTATGTCCGGGGCTGAAGCGTTCCTGGTCGAATTAATGCGCGCGCGCCTGGGTGAGTTTAATAAGGGCGTCGTCGGCGCGCCCTGGCACGCCTTGTGCGACCGTTTGCAGGGGTCATCACCCACCGGTACCCGTATCGTGCAACCCGCCCTTCTACATGCCTTAAAAGAAGCCGGGTGGATCGACATGGGCCGGATAGCGTCGCGCGATTATCTGACTAAAAAGCATATATTTTGCGCGCCCGATATGGTCGGGGTCCCTAAGTCGGACCTTCGGCGCATGGTCGAGACGACGCCGCCCGTATCGGTGCGCCTGGTAAAATAAAAAATGGCCCGTTAAGGGCCATTTTTATAGGTCTAGGACCGCCGCCAGTAGCGCGGCCAGTAGCAGCGCCAGGACGACTAACATAACTCGTGCGTGTCTTCGCCAGTGTAAACCGTCGCCGGTGCGTCGTTTAACGGCGCGAATAGTGCGTTAACGTCGACGTCGGGACCGTAGGGCATGTTATACGGCGACCGTTGTCCTGACTTGTACGTGTTCAAATCAAAATATTGATTCACATATTCGCTTGTACTCATACCGTCGTAAAAAGCCGGATAGCGTCGTTTTTCAGCGCCCTTACTCTTGACTATCTTATGCTTACCGGTGCACTTAGCGTGCGCCGCGTATATGTCGCGCGCGTCGTTCAACTTGTACGTCGTACGGCCGATTTTAATGGTTTGCATGGTTTACCCTTAGAACGTGAGAATATCAAAATAGGCAAGCGCTAAAACCGTAAGCGCGCCAGCGATGGCCAAGACCGTTAAAAGATCCATAGCGGCCGCGCGTCGTTTTTCGATCGCTTCGCGCGAAGGGGAATAAGTGTATTTCATACTGTACCTTTACTGTTACCGGACCGATTGTCCGCGCATGGCCACAGCATGGCCATGCACTGAAAATCAAATAGTGCAGCAGCCACAGCATGGCGCGTCTTCACACCGACCCTTTTTGTTGCGGTAAAATTCGCGGCCGCTAAAGTTAAAAACATCGCTTACGCGGGGGCTGGCCGTTGTAAATTGGATTGTGTCGCTATCGGGTTGCAAGCTGGCCCGTTTTGTGGCTGTGTCATATAGGATGACGTCGCCGGGGTTTATACGCGCGCCGGATTGACTACACCGGCCGGGGTATTTTGCTTTCATTGTTTTGATCATACTGATACTCCAATTGAAATAACACGGCGCGCATACCCGGCCGCATGGTCCGCTATAACTATATCTTTAGCGGCTTTGCTTGTACCGGCGCACAACATACAGTTAACACATGTCGTTTTGCGGCCACCTTCGGCCGATGCGGGACATGCTATTTCACCGGGTTGACGATCAACGCCGACGGAAACCCGGAAAACCCGCATGCCGTATAAATTAGCTTGAGCCGCTTCATCGATCGAATCGGCCGATGCCATTACAAGCGGCGACCATGCGGCGTGATCGAAGCGGGTATCTTGCCACTGGTGACTATAACCCGCATGACCGGCCGTATATTGTGTTAACGCTTGCCATGTGGCCACCGGTGCAGCAAATGGGTCGCCGTACGTACCAATTCGCAAGCGCTTACCCGCGATGACGCGCGCGATTGTCGCCGGTGTTGCCTTAACATACCGGCCGCGCTTGTATGCGTTATAAACCGATAGCACCGATTTTGCTACTTGTACATAACACGGTATGTCGCCGGTCTCGCGCGCTATTTTCGGCCGATGCGAACACATACCGCATATGCTCACGTCGTCGCCAGTTTGCAGCGCTTGGACCGGGTTAACGTCGGACCGGATGATAAACGTTTGCACAAGCGCGCCGGTTTTGTCGTTTTTACTGGCGTCGTTTATCTTATTGACGATGACGACGATAGGCGCGCCGTCGATCTCCGACGGACCCTCATAAGCGATATATCCTAGAATTTTCATACTGTACCTTTCACTGCAGCAGCTGCTGCGCGTAATTGTTTAAGAACCGCGTAATATTCGTCATATGTGACGCCAGCGTCATGCGGCGCGATTGTCAAATTGTGATCGTATTCCCACATAATCGCCGCTTTCGTAAGCATGGTTAACGCGCTAAACATGTAATCGATATCGCGATCTATATCGACCATAACGATCGGTCCGCTCTCGAGTTTAGCGGCCGCGATGCGCTGGCCGTGTTCGGTATACGCGCGGCCGGTGTTGAAGGTAAGGGTTTGCATAAGGTCCTTTTTTAAGTAATGGTTCGTCGTTCCCGCATGGGAGATTCGAGCGTAAGGGATTTTCTTACGATTGTCAACACGTCAAATAATAACCATGCGAATTAGTCAACTATTGAAATGTAAGTCGTATCGGTCGTATGTAAGCGATGCGGTAAGCGCGGCATGACTTACGTGAAACACAAGCGGCCATGCGGTTTTAAGCCTTATGTAAGTCATGTAAGTCATGTATTTATTGAACTATAAAAAACAACTGCTTAAAAAATAGGCAAAAGGGGTACAGCGATTTAAATTCGGTGTAAACATGACCTACATGACTTACATCCCTTCGCACCACGTTTTTAGCCGCGCGCATGACGTAAGTCATGTAAGTCATGCTGTACTTAAGTACATCGGCCGGTAGCTAATGACCTACATGACTTACATCGATCGACCGACTGGCCGGCGACCCGCGTAAGTCATGACCTACATGACCTACAGGATTTAGGATTTTGCTTGAGGGGGAGGGGGTAGGGCCGACGGCAAAGGGCCAGCTGTAACGGAGCGTTTGCAGACAATTTTTATTTTTTAATTTATACTGGCGGCACGCATTCACGCGGCCATACAACTATGAGTTTCCATTCACTGCCACTTATCATCAACGAGATACGCGCCACTGAGGCGGTGCTTAACCGCATCTATGACGCAGCCAAACTCGGATTGAAGGGCGACAACTTAGCCTTTGCGGCAGGGATGTTGCCCAAAGCCTATCGTCAGTTGTGCGAGATGGACCCTGTGGCCGAGTTGGCCGAACACAAAGGCCGCGCTGATGGGGAGATGCGCGCGTCCAAGCAACTGCACAAGGCGTCTGACCAGGGCGACGCTAAAGCTACTCTGGCTATTCTGCAAAACGTCCACGGCTGGGTGGCCAAGCAGTCCCTCACGGTTGACGTCAATCAGCAGATCAGCATTCTTGGCGCACTGGCCGAAGCCGAACGCCGCGCAGCCGACGTGGTGGATGTGATAGCACACGAACCCGCAAAAATACTAGAAGTCCAAAATGCAAAGCACCAAGTACAGCGCTGAAGACGAACAAGAACTGATGGCGCGGTTATGGGCACCGCAGTACAAGGACAACCCACTGGCGTTTGTAAAGTTCATATTTCCGTGGTCGGTTAAGGGGACACCGCTGGAAAACTTTGAAGGGCCGCGCAAATGGCAGCGCGAGGTGCTGCAAACCATCACAGATCACATCAAAGCCAACAAAGGTGAAATAGACTTCAACACGCTACGGCAAGCGGTTTCATCTGGACGGGGTATTGGCAAATCGGCGTTGGTCAGTTGGATCGTGATCTGGATGCTGTCCACGCGGATTGGCTCGACAACGATTGTGTCGGCTAACAGTGAGTCTCAACTGCGCTCTATCACTTGGGCTGAGATTACCAAGTGGCTGGCGATGTCACTTAATTCTCATTGGTTTGAGGTCAGCGCGACTAGGCTGATGCCTGCTAAATGGCTGACCGAACTGGTCGAGCGTGATCTGAAGAAAGGCACACGCTACTGGGGCGTTGAAGGGCGGCTGTGGTCGGCTGAGAATCCTGATGCGTATGCGGGGGTGCATAATTTTGATGGGGTGTTGGTGATCTTTGATGAAGCGAGTGGTATTGATGATTCGATCTGGGCGGTGACGGCTGGCTTCTTTACGGAGAACACACCTAACCGGTTCTGGCTGGCGTTCAGCAACCCGCGTCGCAACACGGGGTACTTCTACGAAACGTTCCACAGCAAGCGGGAATTCTGGCAAACCAAAGTGGTGGACGCCCGTACAGTAGAGGGTACGGACAAACAAGTCTATCAGCAGATCATTGACGAATATGGACCGGACTCCGCGCAGTCGCACGTCGAGGTGTATGGGGAATTCCCTAACGCAGGGGATGATCAGTTTATCTCCAGCTTGGTGGTAGACGACGCAATGAAACGGGAGAAGTACAAAGACCCGTCAGCGCCGATAGTGATCGGGGTAGACCCCGCGCGGTTTGGCGCGGATGCAACAGTCCTTGCAATCCGGCAAGGGCGGGACATTGTAAAGATCATTCGGCACAGGGGCGACGACACCATGACGGTGGTTGGGCATGTGATCGAGGCGATTGAGGAATGGAAACCCGCGATGGTGTTTATTGACGAAGGTGGTCTGGGCGCGGGGATCGTGGACAGGTTGAAGGAACAACGGTTTAAAATTAAGGGCGTAAACTTTGGATGGAAGTCTAGGAACCCTGCCATGTATGGCAACATGAGGGCGCAGATTTGGGGTGATATGCGCGAATGGCTTAAAAGCGCCAGCATTCCAAACGACAGGTTCTTGAAAACTGATTTTATTTCGCCTATGATGAAGCCGGACTCCAAAGGGGCTATATTCTTGGAGTCCAAGAAAGACATGAAAGCGCGCGGATTGGCGTCACCCGACGCTGCGGATGCGATAGCGCTGACGTTCTCGTACCCCGTGGCCAGCCGTGGGGAGTACAATTTAAAAACAGAGCGCCGTGTGTCTTCTGATCGCGGCATGGTTGCAACCAGTTGGATGGGGTCTTAACATGGCTACAAAAAAGGGTGTGTCATTATCTGTCGGGCGCGGTGAAAAGTTGCCGGTGTCCAAGGGTGCGGGTTTGACTGAAAAGGGGCGCGAAAAATACAATGCGGCCACGGGGTCGAATTTGAAAGCGCCAGCGCCTAATCCCAAGACCAAGGCAGATCAGGGGCGCAAAGATTCATTTTGTGCAAGAATGGGTGCAGTAGCGGCGAATGCCAAAGATGGCGAACGCGCCAAGGCGGCGCTTAAACGATGGAAGTGTTAATCATGAAATCTGCTAAACCTGGCTTGTATGCCAATATCCACGCAAAACAAGAGCGCATCAAAGCTGGCTCTGGCGAAAAGATGAACAAAGTGGGCAGTAAGGCAGCGCCTACGGCTAAAGATTTTAAAGATTCAGCCAAGACGGCTAAGAAGAAATAATATGGACTTTGCCGATATTTCAGAATTTACGCCCCAAGAGCAAGCGGCTCTGAATTATCATCGTTCGCATCTTGTGAACAACACATACAAAAAGAACGCAGACAAGTCATTGACTACGTTTTACGGCACTGTAGTTGATACGGATAAAGGCGCTAAAATCATTCCAACATATTGGGGTGGGCAAACACGCGAAGTGCCAGATGCTATGCGGTTTGCTACAAAATCCAATATTGATTTTCCAACGTATGCAGACGTTCCTACGGCTTTAGAAGCTGAAAAACGTATGCACGACATCATGGAACAAGACATTCGTGTTTTTACAAAAGCTAGAAAGAAATAATATGCCACTTGTTAAATCTAAATCACCAGAGGCGTTTCGCAAGAATATAAAAGCCGAGGTGGCGGCTGGCAAGCCGGTCAAGCAAGCCGTGGCAATTGCGTATGCCGTTAAGCGTGCTGTACAATCTAAGCCTACACCGAAAGGTAAAAAT